GCTTCATCGAATATGATTAAGTCGTAGGAGCGACCAACACAAGAGTCAACTTGATTAATAGAACCCATACGAATTGTAGAGCCATTAGACATCTCTATTACTTTGTCCTTTGCGTTGTCTTTCGTGACTTCTAGGTCAAAGTGTTTAATTAATGTCCTTTGTAAATCAAAAGAAATCTGAGACAAGGCATAGTTCGGGGACATTATTAGTATGTTCGAATTTGGAACTAGTGAGACTAGTTGCCCAATAATATTTGCAATATAGGTTTTACCCTGTCTCCTAGACACCGCCGCACATACAAAACGGTACTTGGGATTATTTATTGCATTTATTATAGCCTTCTGTGAGGCAAGTGGTTCGACGCCGAGCATCTCCAGGTACGGGGATACTGGTAGTTTGAGAAACCTTGTCTCAGATTGTAAATCTAGTAGCTTATCAGCTACGATATCCTTTCTGCTTATTTCTATTGCCATGAATTACCTAATGGTCAGTTTTACCTTTACTAGTCCCTGCATACAATCCAAACCATGCAGCCCCTGCTCCTACTATTACTGATATAAGTCCTGACTGCTCCATAGTGGGGTCTGGCAAGTCCATAAACCACATTGTTGCGTAGTACAGCAAGAAGATATAAACACTCAAGAAGGCACGAGGAAAGATTCTCCAGCTATCCACAGCTTGGGCTAGGAAGATTAGTTTCTGCCAAGGGTTTCTAGTTTCTTGGTCTTCCAGCTCGCGTATACGCTCTTTTAGTGTGCTTGCTTCTTGAAGTAGCTCCATAAACTTACTTAAGTCTAGTTCAACTTCGTTCCGAGACATATCCCCGGAGAACCTATTCATATCACTCATGTATCCTCCTCTAAGTGTGTTCCGTTTTTCTTGTGCTTATTCCACGCTAGAAAACCTACCGCAGCTAATGCCCAGTAAGCAAGATAGTTTAAAAACTTAAAGCCGTTAACTTCTATAGAAATGTCTCTGAAAAGTTTATCCATATAGGCTTGATTCACGTAACCAATATTAGTATAATCTCTAACCATAAGAGTGGAATACTTATATCCGTAGTCATGAATTAAACCACCCATCAGAAGAACTCCTGTAGGAGATAACCACATTGCTAGAAACTTAGGTACTGACGCACCATCAAACTGAAAGCCTGCTGGTATCATGTACTCTCTACCGTCTATCTTATAATAAAAGTTATCACAGATTTCCCACCTACGAGTACTAAGTAACCACATTGCAATACCTTTCCAGAAACCTTTATTCTTGGTTTCAATAGTAATCGGCTTCATGTGAGGCATCTCTTCTACCTCAAAGCCAACTCTATACTCTCCTTGGCCGTCAAACTTACTAAATACATATCCTACTAAAACAAGTATTGCAAATAATGTCCACTGCCAGAAAGTTAATAATAAATCCAATTACTTTTTCCTTTTCTTTCTTCGCTTAGGATGCTTAGATCCTTTCATCAGTTTTCCATTAGGCATTCTATGATACCCTTTCGGAGCCTTTTTCTTTCTTTTCTTGTAAGCCATTAAATTAGCACTTACAAGGAGTACAATTACAGAGGTCACATTTACAAGCTTGTTCCATTATTTTCTCCTATCATCTTGCCCATATCACGTATACACCAAAGGCTAGTGCCCACAAAAGTACTGTAATTACAAGTATTGTAGTTGCAAGGCCAAACATTTCTCTTCTTTCTTTGCGCTTCTTTCTTACTGCTGCTACTTGTTTTGCGTGTGCATGTTGAGCTTCTGCCATACGCTGCTTAATTGAAGTATAAAGATCTGCTTGACCTTGTATAAGGCATATATCTTTAAGCTGCCTATCGAAATTAATAAGTTGTCTTTTAGCACTTTCCATGTCTAGTGCTTCTTTATAAGACATTGCTCCAGTCTTCTTTACTTCTACGTCGCGTACTCTTTCCTCTACATCTGCCCACTTTCCCATGATAGAAGACAGATTACCCCCAGACTCCTTGACCGTAGCTATACCGTCATTCAAAGCCTTGAGAGCAGAAAGTACCATCGCTACTTCTCCTATCACTTCAGTTCTCTAAGGTTACCCTCCTTTCTACCCATTTAGTAGAGTTAAAATAATTCCTCCTAAGAATATAATTACTGTCCCCGTTGCGGTTAGCAACATACTTTGTAATCTGTCCATTTTCTTTTCCATAACTTCAAGTCTGGCAAAAATAGTCTTCCACCGCTCCTCGCATTGGGCCTCGTGTTTTGCAAACCGAGTATTTAGTTCTGCTTCATTAGGCGTTAATTCCATTGAGTAGTTTATCCATTAACTTACCATAATTGCCTTGACCGAAAGGTATACCATCATTAATCTGGACATTTGTCTGATTTCTAATATTAGAACCTTCTGCTTTTTCGAGATCAGCCTGTGCCTTAATCTCGTCCATACGCATTTTATGAGCCATTTGCAATAAGTCTGCTAAGTCCTTGCTAGAATATACACCCGTCTCCTGAGCCTCTTCTAACTTTGAGTTAATCATCTCGTCTAGTAAAGACGCAATGTTATTTTTGTTTCTATACCCTAAGTCAAGATACACGGTATCGATGTACTTCTTAACTTCCCGTCGATTTAAGATATCAACTACCTTGTTTTCGGCAACTTGCATATGTTCACAGACGCCCTTAATATTCCCAAGAGTCAAATAGGAGTTAGCTACTTCGAGTCCTTCTGGAGAAATTGTTGTTACTTCTTTACTCATGGCAAAATTATACTCAAAAAAGGTTGTAATGTCAAGATATTTTTTTCTATGATGGAGGTGTTGGCCACTGCAGATCTTCGGGGTCTTTAAGGTCTGAAGGTAGGAGAGCCATAATATCTCTTAAAGTTTGTCGATACTCTGCCCACTCGAATTTCTTTTGGTCGGTCAAAGGAGAATCTACATTCTGAGTCCAGTCAGACACAGCAAGAAGGTTACCTCTTTCTTGTCTTACCGCTGCATACAACCCCGCAACATCTTGTACCCATGCTTCATCTTTCCAGTCGTAGTATTCTCCTGGTTTGTTTTCTCTAACTACAAAAGCTCCGTCTTTGTAATAATGCGTATCTCTATATCCTGCGAGATCTTCTATACTCCCAGGAAGATGAACAACTGTTTTGGTATTGTCATCCGCATAAGTTCCCTCTGCAGGACTAGGTATAGCTCCTGTAGTCCATATTGCTTCTATATCCCCTTCAGAATCTATTATTGTTATATATGTAGTCATTCTATAAGTTCTCCTACTACTATTTGTTGTAAATTATTGAGTCCTAAGTATGCGGAACCATAAAAAATATATGCATTAATTAATTTAATTTTTCCACTTGTTCCGTTTGCATCGTATATGTATTTAAAAGACATAAAATGATATCCAGTTGCCGGAGGGGTGGGGTGTTGAGAGCCCGCACACGAAACATATACTTTCCCTAAGTCTGCTCCACTGTAAATCTCATTTGCGGTATCGTTTATCCAAAGAGGGTTAAGACCTGTCTGACCTGGGTACCCTCCATTTCTACCAAAGCGAGGCCATATTTTAGTAATCTCTAATCCTTTTGATAAATTTCTACTGTCAAAACATACAATATTACTTGCATTCTTTACCTGTACTCCATAGTCTTCCGTTTGATTAGCATTGGATGTGTGGCTGTTAGAGCCTCGACATATAAGATAATCTCCTCCATACGTTAAAGTAGGAGCAAGTCCAGAGCTATTAAAAATTACTTCTACTACTTTACTTGAATTTGCTGTGTTACTTGAATTTGCATGCCCTACCATAAGTAAATCACCAAGCACATAGTTTGAACCAGGGCCTGCTCCATTTCCTAAGTTACCAGAACTTTTTACAGCTAGAAATTCAGTTTCCGAATCTGTTGAGTCTATCTGGTAATTATTATCTACTCCTGTTACTTTTATTCCGTATGTCATATTAGTACCTTACTACCTGCCAGTATATGGCCGTTGCTCCTTGTAAAGAGGAACTAGAATAAAGTTTAAATCTAAATTTATTATTAGCCATATCATAATCAACATCGAACAATTGGGGGGAAGTATTATTTGCTCCAACAACTTGAAAAAGTACCGAGACATCACTAGTCTCATTAAAATTTTCTACTCCTGTGACATATAAGCTGTATTTGTAGCCATTTACAACGGTTGTGTCTACAGGAATTGAAGAAGTACCTTCCTTAACCACGCTAGCTACTCTCATATTTGGATTAAATAGCTGCGTAGTAGAACCCCCAGGTTTTAATACCGCTATTCCATAGTTGGCGCCCCCGCTTGACCCCGAAGTGCCCCCACCTCCAGAAGGAGCTGACATAGTCGTCACCCTCCAAGGAGTTGAAGTAGTGTCCCCTATTTTTATAGTTCCTTCTACATAGGCATCATAAGTACCACTAGATGTAGTACTTAAAACTATAGTAGCATTTTGAGGCACAGCACTATTTAAACTAACTGCCGTTCCATCTGCGGTGGCGGTAAACCCACTAGTTAGTTGAGTGACTGTAGAAGCTACATCCATTCCTGTTAAATCCGTTGAACTTGTGTTAGTGGTATTAGGCGGGCTACCCAGCGCATCTGGTACACTTGGTACATTTGTGAAACTGAAATCATCAGGGTCCTCATTCGCTGCACTTGGTGTAGTAATAGTCCAAGTACCTGATTGAGTAGTTCCTACTGTTACACTCATTGTTACCGTTCCCCCCGCTGTAGTACTCGCGGGACGTTTTAGTCTAATGGTTGTGTTTGCAGGGACAGCTATTTGGGGGGAAGGGACGTTAATATACCAGCTGCCGGTGCCTCCTATTTGATAGGCAGTTGCAGAACTTTGCGGGTCGGAGCTTGTAAAGGCTGTTACTGTACTCGCTTGACTCATTCCTGATAGAGTTACTGTGTTACTTCCATATGTTGTGCCTCCTGTAATTTCTGAAGGTCCTTGATCAATGAAAGAAAAAGCATTTGGGTTGGGGCCACTTCCCCCACTAGGCGTACTAACTACCATAGTTACGGACCCCATTCTCATATCTGATCCATAAAATCTATTCCCCACAACGTCTGTGTCAAAATTATTCATTCTAGTAGTATTATTATAGTGGGTTAAATATACTGTATAAGTTCCTGCGGGGAACCCTGAACCTACTGTTAGAACTACATCCTTATCAGCTGTTGTAAAATGTCCTAGAACACCACTTCCGTTATCCCAAGCATCGCCTGAGGTATACGTTGTGGGATTTACTATTGAACCAGTACTAGAAACTATTGAAAGGTATATACGGTCAGCATTAGGGGTAGAAGAACTCCAAGTGTCTAAGCCAGGCAAAGTTGCAACCCTAAAAGTTATATCCTGTCCTTGAGTTACTGCTCCATCTGTTGCAGCCCCTACACCACACGTAAACCCCGTATAACCTACTTTTCTGAAGATTATACTACTTGAGTAGACATTGGAGCCAGAAGAGTTTGGAGCAAAAAAGAACCATTTAGTATAATCATCTGTACTATAGTTGCTATCCCATTCCCGGGTTCTTGAAACAGTAGTAATAGAAGGGGTGCCAGATTGAGAAGTTGTAACAGTAGGATCAGGGTCTGCTCCGTGTATATCAGGCCCTGTGTAATTTATGTTTAAGTCGTCGGGGTGCGTATGTCTTACTTGTATTGTATCCCCTTGTTTAAAATATATATTAGTATTACTCATATATGTAGTATTATGAGAAGTACCTGCGGTATCCATAGCGTAAGTTAGCCCTGAGTTTTGAGGGCCCGCTATTTCGAAATCATATCTATATATAGTCATAAAAAGAATTATACTAAAATTGACATTCAATGTCAAGATGTTTTTTTAAAGGTGTTTCGAAAAACCCCAAAGTTGTACGTGGAGAGCTCCCCGCGCGCATCACTGAGAATGATGTCTACTAACCGCCCCCATTAGCCTGGGTGATGTTGGTCGAGCATGGCGGGGCATAGGTGTCAACTTTTTTATTCCAAAACGGTCTAAGAAATAGCTTGACATTTGACGGTTTTTATGCCATACTATGCCCCATGTTAAATAAGGAATCGCAAAAAAGACGGGCATCACTGGAATCTATGGTGCTATATAACGACTCAAAAATCACTTGACATTTGACGGTTTTTATGCCATACTATGCCCCATGTTAAATAAGGAATTAAAAATGAATAGAAAAGAAATCAACGCGCAGACTCGCGCAATCATGGCGGAAGCCTTAACAATCGCTCGCCAAGCGCGTCTTACGGAGGGCAAGGCGATTGCCCAGCTCCAGCGAGAATATCGCGCGGAGCGTCGCGCTAACAACTATGCTAAGAGGAGCTAAGAATGGCTATAATTATCATGATGCTAATGTTCCTACTACTGGGCAATATGATTGCACTCGGTCTGTCGGCAATCATGGGTTCTATTGTATGGGTAGCATTTTTCATGCTGGCAACATCTGGCAACCTTTACGCTCTATTCGCTTGCCGAAAAGCGGACAACGCATGAATTTGCGGATGTCGCAAATAGGCAAGAGCATGCCGCAAAAAGGCATGCAATTATTTTTCAATCTGTTATACTGTACTTTCTTTCAATCAAGGGGACAAAAAATGTCTTATACTACTAGTCAGGAGCAAGCACTGCGAAACGCTGCACCCATCACCAACTCTAGCGCGGAACTTTTCGCTAGAGAGTTTGGTGTCTCTAAACGCTCTGTTATTGCAAAGGCTGTTAGCCTGAAGCTCTACCAGAAGGCAGCGCCTCGCGCTCGTGCCGCTGCAAAGCCTAGAAAGGCAGATGTAGTGGCTGCAATTGGCGAGGCGCTAAACGCTGGCGATTTGTCCGGTTTGGAGGGCGCTTCTATGAAGTCGCTCGTCGCTCTACTTAGGAGCATCGGCTAATGAGCTTTGCTCGTTTCCTAAACTTGGCAACGTGGCTTGGCACTCTGTGCCTTGCCACCGCTCCATTTATAATTGATACCCCACTCGGCAAAATACTTGCCATGTTTGGGCTGTCACTTTTAATGTTGCAAGCAGCCGAAAAAAAATGCTATAATCTACTTTTATTAAATACTCTCGGAATTTTTGGATATCTTTATGCTTTGTATATTTGACCTTGATGGCACGGCCATCAATTCAACCCACAGACAGAACACTCTGCCTGATGGTTCTTTAAACCTCGCGAAATGGCAGGAGAATAACACTCCCGAAAAAATCGCACTGGATACGTTGCTGCCACTTGGCAAACAATGGTCTAACGGTTTGAATAAAAAAATCGCTGTTATTACGGCGCGTGTTTTAGGCGATGCCGATTATAAATTCCTGAAGGATAATAATCTGCGATATGATTTTATCTACTCACGCTACGCTGGCAATGACATGCCAGATGCCCAGCTAAAAAGGCTGGCGCTTTATAAACTCGCTAAAGACATGGGAAAATCCATGCAATGGCTACAAAATTTTGCTGTGATGTATGACGACAATTTGAGCGTTCTACGAATGGCTACAAAATTAAAGGTTGCTAATGTTGACGCAACCCTGTACAATCAATCTCAATTATTAAAAAAGGCATAAAAAAAATGGCATTCCCAAAAAACGTAATTCTAGTTCTCGATACAGAAACTTGTGATTTGCAAGGCAACGTATACGATGTCGGTTATACAATCGCATATAAAGACGGCGAAATTATCGCGCAATATAATTCTCTGGTAGCGGAAACTTTCACCGATGCCAAAAAAATGATGGGTGCATTCTACGCTAAAAAACTATTCACGCATTATGCCCCTATGCTGGATCGAGGCGAAATTTCGCTGTCACCGTGGTCTGGGATTGTCGAAAAAATGCAATCCGATATAGCGGAATTTGGCGTGAATATTCTCGCTGCTTATAATCTCGGTTTTGACCGCCGCGTTATGCGGCAGACCAATGAACTGCTTGGCAACGGTGAACCCATCTGCCCGAAATTGCAGCAACTTGACCTCTGGCAATTCGCTTGTGAAACTAAACTTTCACAAAAAAACTACGCTAGAATTGCCCGTAAATTAGGATGGGTATCTGCGGCTGGCAACATTAAAACGGGCGCGGAATTCGCCTATAGATTCTGCTCTGGAAACTTTGGTTTTATAGAAGACCACACGGCACTCTCTGACGCTATAATTGAAACTAAGATTATGGCCGATTGTTACAGGCTCAATATGAAAATTCCATATGGAATTGTTAACGGCGCACCTTGGCGAATTGTTAACAATTCCACCACAGGAATTGACCCAGACGTTCACGGCTCAAAAATCGCATAAGGAAACACAATGAAAAAGAAAATAGCTATTTACATATTTCGCGCATACATGGTATATTCTGTGTCTGCCGATATACTTTTACTCGCTGGTATAGGATACTTGATTTTTAAATGAAAAAATTACTTGCACAATTTAACAAATTCGCAGACCAGAATAATGGCAAAATCGCCATCGTTCTGGAAGGGCGCGACACTGCCGGAAAATCTAGCACTATTCGGGAATTGACCCACTATCTCAATCCAGCATGGTATTCGGTTGTGCCTTCAACTAAGCCTAGCAAGCGCACCATGAATAACTGGCTTGGCTATTGGACTGGAAAAATGCCAGCCGATTCCCAAATCGTTTTTTATGACCGCTCTTGGTATTCGCGCGCTATTGTTCAATATGTAAATGGCTGGTGTACTGAGAAACAATACCAGAATTTTCTGGATAGTCACCTTGAATGGGAAGCGGAGCAAAATGTTACTTTCCTGAAATTCTGGCTTTCCATTTCAGAAAAAGAGCAATGCGATAGGATTGAACTACGAAAAAAATCGCCGCTCACTTACTGGAAATTCTCTGCTAACGATGAGAATGCGCTCTCCTACTATGACAGAATCTCAATTCTGAAAGAGCGTGTTATAAATTCCGAATGGCACACTATAGATTACAACGATAAGAAAATCGGGACTAAAACTTTACTAACAACTATACTAAGGGGTATATAATGGAAATTTACATTGCAATCTTTTTTCTTTTTCTTTTAACCGTGGGCATGATTTGCTATACAGAAAAGCTACGCCAAAAAGAATATAGGGAATGGCTCGCAAAGCGCCGCCGCTCTGTGGATTAAAACGATAAGAAAATCGGGACTAAAACTTTACTAACAACTACATTAAGGAAATAAAATATGCATATTATTAGACAAATAACTCGCGAAGTCACCGAATCAAAAGAACGAATGGTGCCGGAAACTTACGAAGAAACTTATACAAAAGATGTTTTTGTAATGGAAATTTCGGTTCATGAGCTTAATGACATGATTCGCTTTTTCGCAAATTTCGGACATCACGCGAGCAATGACAGAAAGCGCAGCCAAATAAAAGCAAAACAATTGCGCGAGCATCGTGATGCTTTTATGGAACGGAAAGAGATGAAAAATCTCGGATATGAATTATCGAATCCTGATGTGTCTCACGTCCACCAAATAATTCCGCTGGCTTAATTTGTTCCATCATGTTTCACGTGAAACGCTTCACCATGTTTCACGTGAAACAGCCCCCGCGCCTTGACAAATTTGGCGCGGGGGCGCCAGTAGTATGTCAACGATTGTTTTCAGCAATGGTGCAAATTTATATTTACGATATTTGGTGCAAAAGACCAAGTCTCCGCAGGGAATTGGCGCGGGGGCGCCAGTAGTAGTACTACTACTATTTTGTGCAATGGTGCAAATAAAGTTTTACAGGGTTTGGGGCTGAGGGGCAAGTCTCCGGTGAATTTTGGCGCGCCGGCGCCAGTATAAAGCCGACGAGTACAAATGTCAAGCCTTTTTGTGTCCTTTGGTGCAAATAAATCAAATTACGCGAGTCTCCGTGGCGGGGTCGCGGAAAACCGGCGCAAAGGGGAGCAAACAGTAGTAAATTTGCGAAAATTTTAGACAATTGGAGCAAATAAGACTTGACACGGTGACCCCGCGCGCGGCCCCCCGGAATTCGTTTGTGTTTTTTTCACGAGAAGGGCAGAAAGTTGTTGACAACATAGGTGAATGCCTGTATAATACTCGCATCAAGAAAATCAAACAGGAAATAAATTCATGCAACAACGACCCTTATGGCAACTGGAAATACGTAATGACCGATAATCAATTTGAATTGTTACTTATGCATGGTGGTATGATGCATGATGGCGTGTCCTCGGACGAAGCTATTAGTATGATACTTATGATGAAGGAACCTGCCGAGGATGTTGCTTGGCTTATTAAAAAAGTAAAAGGAGGTAAGAATGCCCGTAGTACAAATGAAAATGCCAGTCGGTAGAACCTATGTAGTACTATTTGACATAGCTGACCAACAGTTCACGCACTACACCCGTGATGCGTGGGTAGCCCAAATTAATGAATGGGCTGAAGAACTAAAGCAAAGTGGATATGTGATAGGTAAGGATAGAGGTCTTTATCGACCCGCTGTCTGGGAAGAAATAGTAGAAACGATGGGTGACAACGAGTGGTTTGTTACGTTTATAGAGGATTAGAATGAGAATAAAGTTACAATATAAAGCAGGAAAATGGACTAAAGCTGAACGTAAAAAGATACTTCAAGCAGTTACATGGGGTATGAAAACGATTGGGCTGAACGAAAAAGGTATGAAGTTAAAAGTCGTACTAAATGCTGACCCTACAGTATATGGGGATGCTTATTACGACGACGCCCTAACCTGCACTATAAGAGTTAGTAGTAAAGATAAGAAAAAAGACAGGGATCTGAGGACAGTATTCCACGAATTATGGCATATTCATCAGTACCTAAACCAAGGCTTAGACTTGGGTGAAAAAGCAGTATTTGCTGGAGAGGAGTACGAATACGACTATTGGAACGCTCCTTGGGAAGTAGCAGCACGAAAAAAAGAAAAAAGTTTGTTAGCAAAATACAAAAAATATCTTGACAATAGTGCCTAAATGATTCATAATATGCACATATTAAAATCAACAACCAAATAAATTCAGAGGAAAGTATCAATGAGCACCATGACAGCAACAAAAAGCGCAAACTACCCGCAAGCAACTATCGACGCTATGGTAGAGCAGTACACAGCTAACCCTGTTCGCGAGACTGTAGATTCTCTCGCAGTAGAGTTTGAAAAGACTCCTCGCAGCGTTATCGCTAAGCTCTCTGCACTCGGTGTGTATGTAGCAGCTCCTAAGCCTACAAAGCGACCTGCACAGGTTCGCAAGGCTGACTTAGTAGCCTCCATCGAAGAAGACTTGAATATCGAGTTCGTAAGCCTTAACAAAGCAGGCTTCGCAGACTTGCAAGCCCTTGTACTGGCAATCCAGTCACTGAAAAACAGGGTATAAAATGACTAGGGGTCGTAAAGGCCCCTACCAATGGTGGCTGTAGCTTAGCCAGTAGAGTACCGGATTGTGATTTCGGAGGAGATGGGTGCAAATCCCATCAGCCACCCCATTTATGGACTGATAGTTCAGTTGGTTAGAGCACCGGCCTGTCACGCCGAAGACACGGGTTCAAGTCCCGTTCAGTCCGCCAATTTATGGACGAGTGTTCTAATGGTAAGATGCGGGTCTCCAAAGCCTTGCGATTGAGGTTCGAATCCTTACTCGTCTGCCAATTTATTTAGTAACAAAACGAAAATAATTCTTGACTTTTTGGTATAGTATTGATATAATACTGTCTCAAATTTAGTAAAGAACCGACCACTCTCTCGCGAGAGGAGACCCTACCTTTCAAGGGTCTTTAAAGCAATGGTGAAAGGGGGGTGGAGTCCCGCAAGCTCCTAGGTAATTTAGTGCAACTTTCGTACCTAACCTTCGTGGTGAATTAGAAAATGCGGGAATGCTGAAAACATACCATACCTTCAGCATAGTCAGAGTAGCGTGGAGGGGCGATCTGACACTCCTATGTTAGGG